AGACGGAAGTAGGTAATGCATCCCACCCGCTTGACGCAGATTTTAGCGCCTCGGCGGGTAAGCCCTACCTCCTCCCACTTTGGCCACCTTCCACGGTACGCGCGGAGGATGTTCTCCTTCACGGCGTCGGGGTGATTGGTGGTGGCCAGGGCCTGGGCCTTGGTGCATTCGACCATTCTCATCATTCTCCTCCTCCCACCTGTATTGGTCCCGCGCCACCCAGTAAATGCATCCAAGCTGGGCCAGGTGGACACCCAGCATGGACGCAATCACCAGCACCGCATCTACTCTATGCCTCATGCACGGTGAATGCAAAGGCATCGTCATCCCAACGGGGGTGGAACTTCGCCTCCGTCACAATGGAGGGCTCGTGTCCGGGGAGGACAGCTTCCATCTTCACCGGCTCTGGGGGTCCGTCGAACGGGTATTCCCGGTCGGCCCAGACCTCCAGCCCGAACGTGTACTCCAGGTCGCCCCGGAGCACGTCCACGTTGTCCGGAGCGTACAGCACACCGGGACGGGGGGCGAACTCCTCGATGACGTCCTGGATCTGCTGGGCGTCGTATCCGGCGTCGTTCAAGGCCAACTCCTCGATGATTCGCTTGTCCGTAACGGACCGGTCAGGTCCGAGAACGAACATCGTCCCACCACGGGAGTTGGCAATGAAGTAGAGGACACCGTCAAACCTCTGCTTTCCCATCTGCGCACAACCTTTCTACCCTTTCGGGTTGGTAAGGGTTAGAGGGCCCTCAACCTCCCCACCCCAGGGCTAACCACTCCCTGGGGTGGGCCTACATGTCTACTGCTTCTTCAGCCGGAAGAAGATTTCCGGCCCCCTGTATGTGGGGGCGAACACCAGCTCGCCGTCCACGTCCCCGGCGAACACGTACGGGTTCGCATCGGGGGGCAAACCCTGGTCCCGGTTGAACTGCTCACCCTGCGCATTGATGTGGGCGAGGATTTCCTCGGGGGATGAGAACTCCCCACCTGGCCCCCATCCCCACTCAGGGTCGTTCGGGTCACGGTCTTCACGACGCTCATACACCATCTTCGCCACGTATTACCTCCCTGCAAGCCACACTCCATTGTGCGGCAAGGACGTGTCCGGACTCCGAACCGGATGCAACCCTAGCTGTACTCCCTCTAGGCACGCCCACCACTCCTACGCCATCGCACCCACGCTCTGCACCGTGATGCCGAGCACCGACGTGGGCATGTAGTACTCAGCTCCCTCCGCACCGTAAATTCCCACCACCACGGTGTACTTGTCCACGATGGAGAGGAACACCCAGGTCTCGCTGTAGATTCCGTGGAGGATGTCACCACGCTCAACAACGGTCCCGTTCTTCGACGCGTACATCATGTTGTTTACCTCCCTGTGTGCCCCGTGACGCAACGTGCACGGGGTCCTACGTACTGCAACGGTGTGTCCGGAATCGAACCGGAATAATGTCCTGGGACGACACCCACCCAGGCACACCAGACCTCCCTACTCGACCCTCCTGCCATCCACGGTGAACACATAGAACGGTCCGATAGCGACCGCACCAGGGATGATGGCGATGACGTCCCGGCTCACCATCTGGGACAGGTTGTGTGCAAGGGCGACCGCATCCTGGTGCTTATATGGCCCAATGACGTTGTCATTCCTGGCATCCACAACGAACCTGTCCGTGGGCAGGGGATCGAGCCCCTCCTTCTTGTAGATGAGGGACATCTTCTCCGCGAGCTTCATGCTCCACCTCTAGGTTCCACGGACCTCCCGGTGCGTGGTCCTGCAGCGTACCACAGGAAGGGTGCGCACGGATTCGAACCGTGCATACAGGCCTCCACAGCCGCACCTTACAACACTACTTCTTCAGCTCAACCAGCTCCGCACGGAGCTGCTCCAACAGCAGGCGCGTCGCCTCCTCACGGGCCGCACGTGCCTTCTCCTCGCGGATGCGGCGGATCTCCTCACGCAGGGCCATCACCTGCGGATCGGAGACCTCCACCTGCTCCACGGCCTGCTCCGCGTTGGTCGCGCCACGCGTGCAGCACTTGGTGTGGAACCAGTCACCGCGCCCCTTCAACGGGCTCCCGTGCTTGGTCTTGGCGGCCTCGTTGCAGGCCGTGCACACCATCACCGCGTGCTGCGCGTCCACGACCAGACCCTTCATGCCGTAGGCATTGATGAAGGACTGACCAATGGCCAAGCCCTTCCTCCACGGGGTGGTGGGGGACATCATGCGCAGCTCCTCGATCTTGGCGTTGATTTCCATGACGTTTTCCTTCTATGCACGTGTGGGAAATTCCACACGATTCCGCGTGGTTAGGCACGCAGAATTCTGTAGATGAGCATGGACACTCATCAGGCACATGCCTGCTCGAGGTGGACAGGGACGTGCAAATCTGTAGACACACATGGACAGGGATGTGGCGTAGACCCACACACCCACAACCCACGTGCACACACATGGCCCGGACATGCATCAACCACCCACACACACATGTGTGGATGGACACATGAATCACCCATGACGACCCCACGTGCCTGTCGCGACATACACGTGCCCCTCGTGGGGGCACGGCACGGACACACATGGCCGTGGCCGGGGTGGGGGGGGCGGGGCCGCCCCCCCCGCGCGGGGCCGGGGCCGCGCGCGCCGGGGGGGCTGCGCGGGGCGGGCCCGGTGTGTTTTCTCTTAATCCCGTTAGAGCCGGAGTTTAATGGTCGAATTGCCATATCTGCATGCCAAGATGATCACGCTCGTGGAGGGGTATGCTGCAACGAACGGAACCGCCAGTTCCCTAGAATGCATATGTATATATGGGGTAATGTTCAAGGGACCCGGAGCGCGCATCTCGCAATGGGTCATGTTCCTAGTATATACCGGGGAATGTTCGCGGGGACCCAAAGCTCGAATGAATATATGGGGATTTTAAAAGAGTATATATGGGTAAATGTCGCCTGGGACCCAAAGTCGCAATAAGCATATGGGTAGTGTTCATAGTACATACCGGGGATATTCGCAAGGGACCCGTGAGCGAACGCATATATGGGGTAGTTTTCGCAGTGGGTCAGTGGGCGACACGGACAATGAATATGCATACATTATGCCACACGTGCCATTAACCAAGCGTCGCAACTAGCCATGGATGTCCTACCACATACCGCCCGCAGCGCCGGTCGCCCCGGCGCTTTGGGCCTGCGGCCCAAACGCGCCCACGGGGCATCTGGAATGGCGCTACTCGATGGCGGAGCCAGGTAGTGTACCCACGTGCTCACCGCCCAGTACGGACACTAGGAACTCTGGTAGCTCCATATCGGCAAATCGGGTAGCCGCCCAATGGTCAGCCATGGCCACTATGGAGCCGTAAATAGGGTCACGCTCGTAAGAATAATTTGCCCTATCGCAGCCACAGTCGGTATTGGCGTGGATGACAATTGGGACCATCTGGTAAAGTTCGTGCAGCTCCGGGGAGGCTACCACCTGGATAAGGTAGGTGTGTCCGCTATGGCGGAAATAGGTGGTAACGTAGTTAGGAGACATGAAAGAATTGTAACAATAATGTATATATGACGAACGAGGTGCCCGAAAAGGAATTCGTGAATATTATTGTGTAGACTATGCTCTGGGCACCTAGATGGCGAAGCGACCAATGTACATTGCTGCGGACATGCAAAGCGCGAAGCCGCCGAGTATATTTGGTAAGGTGCGCGAGAACTCAGGTGCACCAGAAGGATATAAACTAATATTTGGGCAGCACGCGATAGAGGCTATACAAGAAGCTGGGCTTGCAAAGCTTACCTACAAAATAAAGCCCCTGGACCGGGACACGTACGAGTACAAGTGGTGCGTATTCGGACCCCCGGAGTTACGGGCCGCTATAGACAAATTCGAGACAGACGGCGGATATTCGGACCTAAGCATGGCGGAATATCTTGCTAAACTATACGGAAAATAGGACTGGCACGATACTTGCACACGGTGGGCGCGTGGCCGCAATAAAGCGGCCCGAACCCCAGGAAGTGCTAAATGATGACCGCAGCCGAGGCAACGCAGATCGCAGGGAAAGTCGTGCGTGAATACCGTAACCACGACAATGAAGTAAAGCGCATTAAGGAAATTTCAAAGATTATCCGCGACATGGCGAATGGGTTCTCGTCCGAAGTAAACGACGATAAGACAGAGATTGCCCGCCTGCGCGACGAAATCGAGTACTTGAATTCAGAACTTATCAAGTACGACCAAGGCACTACCAAGCGTATTATTCGGAATATTGAGCTTGTAAAGGAAAATTATAAGCTTAAGGAGTGCGCCTGCTCATGCAAGGAGATGCCGTAATGTCGTACGCCTTCAAGGAGCTGTTTGAACGGTGCGACGAGGACGGCAAGCCAAATAAGAATGGTAATCTGTACCGCCTACAAAGTATACATTGGATTCTTAATGGTAAATCTATATCTTCAGACTCAATGTCCGCTGCAATTTTGCATACGAAACTATCCGGTGTTCGTAGACCGACAATCGGTAGGAGTGGCAACTGGAAGAGTGTTGTAGTCGTTCCTGAGCACATCGCCACGAGCGTAGTATTGTGGCTTGAGAACGCCAGGCCAGACAGCGACGAGAAGCTTGTATATATGGACATGGGACTACGTGAATTTCTATTAAAGCTACATGAGAGCTAGAGCTTACTATCCAGATACTAAATGGGTTATATCAAACTGCGAGCCATACCAGGATTCAAATGGTAGGTTTTATGATTTGTATACAATATTGTCACTAGTCCAATCAATTGAGAAATTCAATGAGAGCGAGGAGAGGCAATTTGATGACCCAAGGTCGCCATATAACTCCCCACGTGGCACAATAATAAAAAAGTTTGAAGTTAAAGCGGAAGTTGGTAAGGCCATATCCGACTACTTAAACAATGGCGGATACTCGGATATAGACATGCTCGAATACCTAACGAAATTGTTCGGAAAATGATATGCGCAGAGGACCTAAAGAGGAATATACACACATTTGGGAGTATCCAGATACAGTAACAATTGGACCACTGGCCCAATACAAGAACATTGATGGCACGATGGGTGACTTATATCAGGAGCTCAAGTTAGTAAAACTGCCAAATCGCACATGCGTGTCATTTCTACGTGGTGTGGCTATAATAGACCGCAACGTATATGACTCTATTAAAATATGGCAGTCAACTGGCGGCTTCGATATGGAGTTGCACGAGTACATAAATAAGGCATTTGCGTGAGAAGGCTGTGTGCTAGCCTGCATATCTGTCTTGTTTAGACGAGTTATCTCTTGCCCATAGTGGCTGTAAATTATTTAAGCTCCAACACCTCATAAAGTTTTCGTCGTCTGGCGAATCAAACGGAAGCCATGATCTTGGTATTATATGATCTATGTGCCACTCGCCATGGTTTTCCCAAGTCATCCCGTCCTTAAATTTGCTCTCCAAATGAGCACGTAATTGGTCCGGAGTATAACCTAATTTATCAAATATCTTCTTGCTAGGCCATCCATTCTTAAGTGCACGTTTTATAGACGTAAATAGATTCTTATACCATCCACGTCTTTTATGAACTATTTTTCCGTACTTACGTTGTGACTCCCTACGTTTTTCTAAATTATTTGCTATCCATCTCTTAACGTTATTACTGGCACGTTCTTTGTTGTTTTTTCTCCATTCACGTGCCCGTTCATTGTTCCTTACCTTATTTAGTGCAACGTATTTTCTATCATTAGCCCTCTTACAGACCCTACATAGATTCTGACGTCCATCCCTCTTAGACGAATCGCGATTAAATTCATCAACTAATTTTTCCTGTCCGCAGACGCGACATAATTTAGTTGTTGTCATGGTTGTAATAATAATTAGATAGAAAGTGATGGTGGACACATGCCTTGGCCGCGTAAGAATCGCCCACGCAAGGGCCGTCGTAAGATTGGCTCTGCAAAGCGCCTAGCCCGTCGCAAGAATTCAAAGAAGAGCGCTTAAGTAAATCCGGCCACACTATCTAATACGGGTAGTGTGGCCGATACATATTTCCCGCGCATAATCACTACAAATTATTCCGGCATGGATAAACTATCACTATGGTGGAAGAAGGCGTATCTGTGGGTGGGACTAGGATGTGTGCTGCTTGTACTTGCGATTCTATTCTTTAGACGCGGTGGCCAAGTGACGCCTAAGGAAGTAAAAGCACTTGAGGGCCTCGAGGGCGCTATTCGCACTAACCTGGCAAAAGTGGACAATGAAGCCATTATCGAACAAATTAAAGCGGAGGCAAAAGAGCAGCAGGTTAAAGATCATGTAGATCATATTAATGCCACCGTAAAAGACGAATTTTTGAAGGCGAAGCTTCTTGTCGAAATAAAAGACTCACTGGAGTAGAAATGCGCCTTGTCGCACTACTAACATTACTATCTTTCTCCGCTTATGCAGAGAAGGACGTACCAATTGCGGAAGGTACGCCCGCCCCATTTACTGGAATTCTGATGTCAACTGAAGAGTACTCGAAGACAATCAAGGACAAAGCTGAGCAGGATAAGCTCAAACTAAAGTCCATGAGTCTAGAAGAACTAGTAAAGTTTAAAGATACTAAATATCAGGAACTACTCGACCTCAAGCAGAAGGAAATCGAGATGTGGCGCGAGCAGTCTAAGCGTAGTTGGTGGGAGCAGAACCAGCTACAGATTGGCGTTGTCATCGGCATCGCCGCCACGATTGGTGTTACTTTTGCTGTTGCGCAGGCTGTGAAGTAAGCACCTTAAGTGCGGCTTCACTAAAGTCTACACGCTCCTTGTGATGAAGCTTTGCCTTGCCGTTAACGCGCAGCGTTATCTCGTCTAAATTCCACACGTCCGCGTGCTTAAGTAAGTCCCTATCAGAGAAGTACTGACATGCGATTCTAGTTGATACCAATGGATCGCATGCAAGCTCTGGATTGCTTACAAGAGGAATGCTTAGCTTGCGGCCCATCTCTGTATAATTCGCACGCCCAGTGAGCTGCAAAATGCCTCGACCTAAAAAGCGTGGTCCATCTCCAGGCTGTGTATTACCTAAGTTCTTACGACCGTCATACAAAGTGCCCACGGGCTCGTTTGGATCTGCCGGATTTTTCTTGTTCCACTTAGAAGGCAATTCTTTATTATACTTGAGCTGGCCAGACTCTACTGCGATTTGTCCGAGAAATGCCGCCATCCTGCGAGCAGTATTGATATTGTATGCTGGCCACACGTCATTAAAAGCCTTTGTATAAAGGCTTATGTTCTGCGCGCTCGCATTTGGATAAATCTTCTTGAGCTGCTCTTCTGTGATTAGCATATTATTCCCAGTTATAACATCTGGCTGTCACTCTTGCTGCCCTGAAACGCTTCTTCCGGTGGCAAGCATACAATCATATTCTTATCGTGAAAATATACACATATTAGCGGCTGGTCTCTGTCTAGGACTATCGACTTACCTAGGACCACTGCAGCTGCCCGTTCGTGTGGATGCTGCTGTTTTACTTCATCACTGCAACCAAACACTATGGACACTAGTACTAATAGTTTTCTCATTTAAAATTGTTTTAGTAGCACACATCGCTAGTGTCTCCTGGATGAACTAATTAGCACGATTAATTCACGAGTGTGAGGACGAGCGCTATATTGAGTCAAAAATGCGCGATTTGACCAGATAATGCAGTTAGTAGTTGGGTACTGGGGAGCCGCTTGGTTGCGGTACGTCGTCTGCGGATTACGTACTTACAGACCTTCTCGCCACTCACACCGTCCAGTGTACGGCCAATACTAGGAAACAGAGTTTGAAACGTGAGTACTTCCGTTGTTTTTCTGTTTCTCAGCGCGTAGCGCTGCAAGACCCGATTGGGTCATGTCGTCTGGCAGACACGGGGTTTAACAGCGGTCAAAAACCCGACCCAGAAAAACCGAAAGATAGGAACAGCAATAACACGGAAGAATCACCAAGATAAGCATGGTGAGCATGATTTCAAATAAGTAATTTGAAGGTGCCGCAACATGCTCAATCTTTGGGTCCGGGTCTGCCAGTTCGCCGTATATTTGTATCTCGTGTCGCGCGCCCAGGTTGGATGGTCGCGACTATACCGATGGCTGTATGAGCGGCAGTATAGAAATGTGCCCATCCAGACGTACGATACACTCGAGCAGCTTGCCAGGGTAATATCGCGCCAGAAGTGGACAATGGACTCGTGGCGGGAATTTTTCCATGCCGTGTCTACACCGCAGAAGGTCCAGGCGCTTATAAATGCGAATGCACGAGGTGCGTATATCGGGGACTGTGACGAGTTCGCAATTTACTTAGTGGCAGCTGTACGTAGGTCCATGGCCCGACTACGCATGCCCGGTGTATTATCGGCGCAGATGATGACCGTATCCTGGAACGAAGGCTGGGTGCCTCAGGCTCATAATGTATGCTTGCTACAAATGCTGGACGGGTTCATGGTGAGGTATGCGTACATGGATTATGGCAAGCCGTCAAGAATGTATTACAGTATTGAGGATGTAGCCCAAGCAGTAGCTGAAGCATATGACAAGGCTGCCATACCACTGGTGTACGCGATTAGCAACGAGGACTTAAGTCTTGAAAGTATTAATTTTATTCGCTAGAAATTGCCAGGCGTACGGGTGCTATAATAATGGTATAATACCCAGTATGGGGGCATCATGTTCCACGAAAGACACGCTAGCGTAAATCGTAACTTAAGCGGACGACTTATTCAAAAGTATGCTGGCGATCTTGTTAATGTTGACTGGCTGTTTACAGCTGGTCATAAGATACGCGCTTATGAACAGCTGCTTAGTAGGGCACTTGCGGACATCAAAAACGGTAAGACACTTAGCGATGAGACAACTAGACAACTAGCCTCTGGCGATGCCGAATTGTCCGATACAATAGATAGAATGAATAGCGCATCAGATGATCCAAATCTAAGCGATAGCATGCGCGCTAAGCTTACTGAAATAGCTAGAAGCATGGAGCCTGTGGTCGATTTGCATGATGTAGTTATGGACTATGTCGACAATATGCAGCCAGAAGCTGCTAACGACGATGTACAGGTATATGGTAAATTAGAGGACCAGGAATAAACAATGGCACACTCATTTTTTAAGTTTGATTTTGGTCGCAATGGTCTCCCAGGCAACATGGAGCAGGCTAATTGGAAGCGCTTGGCCGCATATGCTAAGAAGGCACAGGAAGACAAGGCGGACGATGACTACGCCATGGCCAGTGGTGAGCATAGTGTTGCTGACGAGAAAGGCCCAAGTGGTGCCAAATATCATACATTTTTCGGAGTTGGGAAAGACAGTCCTGAGCTAAGCGCTGCAGAGGTGCGCGACGTTGCCAGTAGACTTTCTTCTGCGGTACGCGATACTAAATGGTGCCTTAGTAATTTTAATGGACTAATGGACTCCCATGATGCAAAGTCAATGACTGGTGGATATGATAGCATATGGTCCCAGCTTTCGCAATGTGAAGAATTACTAGGGTATGTATCTTCACAGTGGGAGCACGTCAAGGACAACGATGAAGTCGTTGGGCTATATAATAACCTTGAACAGTTGTATGGGTATTTAAAGCGTTCGTATGACTCTAGGAAAAAGAATGCGCGTGTTGCTCATCGCGTATGGGACATTGTCTCGAACGATGGCATCCCAACCGCCCATCGTAAAGTAGATGAGATGCAGGTAATCAATCGTGACCACAAGCGCCTAGCTGATACAGCTGATGAGATTGATGTAGGCGACCAGGTTGTGATGTTTAGCGATGGCATGAAAGTTAACGCCCGTGTTGCGTCTGTCCAGTCGGATGGTACAGTTGTCCTAAACGTGAATGGCACATTGGTTGGCGACATAGACCCGGCCTTCGTCTTTCCTGCGTAATGCGCGATGGCATTCTGATACCACCAGACTGGCGGATAATTGTTCGCAATAAATTCGTGCTAGTCGGTAATGCCGTTCGTCGCTCGTATGTTGAAAAGGTTGTTGTGCGCAAGCGTGGCTCGCGCAACAGTTTATTAGTGCCTAAGTATGTGTACGACGCTATTGTGTCATTCGAGAAGTCTGGCGGCTATGCCGATTTAAAGTTAGATGAGTATCTAAACATGCTTTTCGGAGGCAAATAGCATGTACTTTGTAGGCGTATTCTTGTCTCAGGTATTTTATAAGATTTCACTTATCGCAATGAAGGATGGTAGAACCAACCAATACGTTAAATACATGTCTTGGTCTAACCATTTTAACAGTAAGTATGTGCTACCTGTCTGGGACAGAGCCCAGGCTAAGAGGTCTGAGGCACTTAAGATATTTTCATACACGAACATCGATAGGACCGAACCAGAATTCTAAAATATCTTATTTTTCTTGAAGAATTCAAACAATACTGGTGACATTTTTCTAATTATTTTCTCTTCAAGCTTCTGGCTGCATTCGTCTTCTGGCCAGCATGCATGTAGTATCTCATGCATGAATGTTTCTTCTAGTTCATTTCTAGGCTGATTTGGCGACAGGATTATTTCCTTTGCGTTATATTTACACAAGCCAACAGCATTATGCTTACGCTCGATGTCCTCATTAATTGATACTTTCCATGTAGCTTTACGGATTTTTACTTTACGTGGAATTTTCATATGAGCTCCCCAAGCGCATCATAAATACTGTTGCAGATGGAGTGGCTAGTGAGTAATAAGTCTGCAGCTGAAATATATGCTAAGAACTGGACTAAGATTGCAAAGCTCGTAACCAATATGTCTAAGGGCGTGCGTGAGTATGTTAACAACGCAGAGCACGAAGATATTCCTGATTATGACACTTTGATAATGTCTATGTATATTCTTACAATGATGTGTGGGTCACAGTGGAAGTACAGTGCACCACGGATGGAAGAATTACTTGAGATAAGTAAGAATGTATATAAACTTGCGCGCAATAACTCAGACACGCCTGCGAAGGCCGATTTACAGGGCTACGCGCTTCCAACTAAGAAGACAACTGTAAAGAATTAGTGGGGACATATGAGTGAAGAATTTGACGACGAAACCGCAGAAATGTTTACCACTATGCTCGACACGGAGGGGATCGCGTCTATAGTTGTAGATGATGGCGTCGTTGTAGGGTTTACGTCCGAAAAGCTGCAAGAGCTTCTTAGACTAGCAGCCGAGAATAAAGGCAGAATAGTTATACATATTGTTGACGGCAGTGATGATAGCGGCGATCAGTCTGGGTTGCTAAATTAGTGGTGCTAAGATGGCAAATGGCATAATTGAACTTATACAGCAGATGTCTGCATTAGGTTTTAATGTAACTACATTGGATAAGTTCAAAAGACTATCTAGATATATAATAGATTTTGATGGGTGGTATGGGGAGAATCTATTAGAGATATATGACAGCAAAGACCCGAGTGCTGAATACTTCAAGTACTATAACATTGCACTTACCAACCCGCCAGGATTTAGTAGTAAAAATATATGCGACTTTAATGTGACCATAGATATGGTGGAAAATTTGTCTCAGGACAAGCAGACGCAGGGCTATGAGTTCATGAATGAAAAATATGAACTTGGATATATGTACGATAGACTAAAAAGCTTAAAGAGTAACTCCCCAAATAGTCGTGATGAGATTAAGAAGTTAGAACAAGAAATAAGCTCAAAAGAGGATTATGTTAGGCATATAAATCCTTGGAGCATTCAAAATTCTGCTATAATGACCATGCCAGACGCAATAGGTACTGAAGCAGATGCTGTTCCGTCATCAGACAGCAGTGCCGTCCCAATGAGTCAAGTTGTTGTTGATAGTGGGCCTGTAAACATGCCTAGTGTTGACACGCTTACGACAGAAGACGTAGCAAACACCAAGCCTGGTGGTGAGATGGAAGATTGGGCTGAAGAATATGCTAGAAGATTTTTCTCTGGCATGGGCGTTACTTCAATTAGTGTGCGCACCAGGCGGAGGACATAGTATGGATCCAGAACAATTAATATTAGCTTTAGATTCTGCTGGGTTTGATGTTCTTAACCTTCAGAAGTGCAAAGAAATACTTAGCATACTTAAATCTGATGGGTCTGAGTCTGCGCAGAGAGCGTTGGCCATTGGTGATGCTGCACTGCATGAAGTAATCGCTAGTATAAAAACCAGCACTGAAGCAGAAATGGCGGATATAGACAGTCGCGAAGAGGCAAAGCATAACGAAGAGCAGAAGAGGCGTGATGAATATTACGCCAAGTGGAATGAACAGTATGCCGCTGAGGCGCGAGTGCGCGAGGAGATGGAGAAAGAGAAGAAAGAGCTGCACGATAAGTACTATAATGTGGCCGTTGGCAGACAGGACGAACTAATTAGGACAATACCTGAGAGCTTCAAGAAAAAACCAGGTTGGGAAAAGGCAATACCTAATATTAATGAGATAATTGATGCTCTTGCGAAAAACAAAGAAGTAAAGCTAAAGGACATTGACAATTTGCCTTCCGGCTTATCTGTTGATCAGTTAACTGAGTTGGCTACTCAACGTGGGCAGCACGAAAGAGCACCGAGCCAGGTAATAGACAAAAGTAGAGATACGCAAACCCTTGTAGAAGAATACGAGAAGAAGCTTAGAAGCAAATTAGAAGTGTTTAAGTTCGAGTACAGGCCTAAGCATATTTTATCGGACGAAGATCGTGCTCGCGGCAGGCATTTGACACCATTACAGGAGAAAGAGAATGCCGATGATCAGTTGGCGCAGAGACAGCTAAAGGAAGACATAATACGTGTCCTTGTCCCAAAGCTAAATAGTCTTACTCAGATAGGCGATCGTACTAATCTTGGCACACTTCTTTATGAGCAGTACAAAGACGAATACGAGAGGAGAGGCGGACGCCCGCTAAAGTTAGTAGACCATAGCCCAATTGACAAAAGAGAAGAATCAAAGAAGGAGACACTTGAGCGACAAGAAAGTGTTAACAAGCTAATTGAGGAGCTTAAGGAGAAACTTAAGGTACATCCCTGGGGATTTGAGACAAGCACTTTCATGCCGAGATCCGTTGATGAGATAAAGTTCGGCATCTCTAATTTGAAAGAGATAGATAGGCTGGTGAAGCTTATAGATAGTTTAAGTAGCAAAAAGAAGAACAGGATGGACAGGGGTGAATATGCACCTGGTACATCACTGTTTAGAATCTTCTCGGGTGCTGGTGCGTATTTTAATGAGAAGGGCAGCGGGACAAAAGATCCGCAGTATTTGGAATATGCTAAGAAAATACGTAACATATACAATTCAAGCGATGCGGTATTTAATGTTGGTTCTGGTTCGGGTAGCGCAGAGCTAGACACGACCATAAGTCAGAATCCGTTTACTGAAGACGATGACTCAGCGCGGCATGCAATACCAGACCTCGCAACGATGATGCAGTCAGCTGAGAGACTTGAAAGCATTGTAGAGTCTGATGACTATTCTGGGCTCGCTGATGTACTTACTGGCGTTGATGTTAATCTAACTGGTAGGTATCAAGATGGCTCAAAGAAGAAGAAGGGCGACGTAGAAAAGATATCTTCACACCTGCAGAACAAGATTGCTGAATTTGTTGGCATATATGACGATAATAAAGTTGGTAAAATAAGTTGGGGGTTTGAGCATATTTTACCAATATCATCTGGAAAATTTCAGACGCAGATGATGTATATGATGACACTAGCGCAAGCAGTGGCTGATTTAAATTCTCTGGAGCCAAGTCAGCCAGAGCTTGGAAATGAAGTATGTCAGTCATTAATTGACCAATTTTGGGACTCAAGTGCAAGGAAAGATTTGGCCAGTGAGTATGGTGATCTGTACTCGATTGAGAATCCGCCGTCATTAGCAGCGATTATAACTTATATCCGGAGTACGGCTGCGGAGCGTGGCGCATCAGAGCAAGAACCAGCAAGTGATGTTATTAATCCTGGTAGCTCCGATGATGATGATAACGCCAGCGTGCATGATGATGTATTGAGCATGCTTGGACTAACGCACGGAACAAAGGATGATGATAAGCAACTGAAGGATGATGCTGAAGTAGACACCATAAAGATGAATGATGTAGTAAAGTCGTCAGCTCCTAATAATATTGTCCAGGAAAGCGACGTGTCTGGCGACATAAACATATACACGGAATTTACGAATGACTCAATGCTAAATGCATATTCAAATTATGATGCATTTGTGTCGACGTCTAAGTTAAACGCTAGAAATGATAGCACAGTTAATGCTAAACTTAAGGAGCTTGAGTCCTTAAGGTCTAAATTAGTTAATGCAAGTGGCACTTCTGCAACTGCGCTTCCGCGTTGGTTGCCAGACATACTGAATGGTGATGCAAGACCAGTGAACCCACCGCGCGATGACGTGTTTTATTTCAGAAATAAAAAACTTGTAGATGAATATGCGAAGGCGATGGGTAACTATTTATCAACTAGTGATGCTCTTGATAAGTTTATCCCAGCCAAGCGCGGTGAAGAGATACGCAATGTAAAGGTCCATGAACGCGGTAAGTATGGGAGCATACCAACGGTGCCGGTAAGTGGTGGCGATTTCTTGGCGGTAACGCAGGAGCGTAAGCCTAAAATAATGGGTGTATCTGAGGATGGGTCGCTAGTCGACCAGTACAGTCAAAACAATGTTGGCGTTTATGTTGTTTTAATGCCAGATGGCGGTGTGTTTAAGGACGGCAATGGTGAGTACGTAGTATTTAATAGCAAGGAGCCAGAAGCAAACAAAAGAGACTGTGTTGACTTTATGAAGAAGACTGATGCCATCAAAAACGCCAAGCCCGTCACCAAGACTTTTGAGGGAATGGTAGTTGGCAAGTCTACAAATAATGTTGACATGTATATTTTACGTCCGGCCTTCGATGATAGAGGTAGGTCTGTAAATGTGATAGAATCTGTTAGCCTAGCAAGCAGCAAAGTAGAGCATTCAAAGAGTCAGCCCAGCCAGAAAAAGCAAGCTGCAAACGTTGGCGAGTATGTGTTGGTAAATGGTGGTCGACCACAAAAGATAACTAAAATAGATGGAAACAAAGCTACAGTAGGCGAAGGAACAGAACAGGGAGTTGTAGATCTCGGTTCGCCTGGTATCGATGTTGTACCAGATGCAACTAGCCCAAGTTCGCAGCAGACTCAGCAGCCAGCACAGGCACAGCAACCACTGGGACCAGCTGTGAGTATGAATCAAGTTCAGCAATCGCAGCCACAAGGGACGCCTCCAGTACAAAACCCAATAACCATGGACGAAGCGACCAGTGGTATACAGACTGTACCAACAGCTGCTGGAGGGCCAGTCATGACAAACAATGGCAATAATGGTAGTAACCAAAATCCAGGTCCGGACTTCGATACGACTACTAAGGGCTATTAGATTTTAGTCTGCTTATAGTTTCTCCTATTAGTGTCATTTCTTGGTAGCTTAGTCCAGATGCTTTAATCTTATTACATGTCTTACAGCATGTAATCACATTACCAGGTTCGAACCCTTTGTCGTTATCGAGTCTTGTTATGCCATATCCAAAGTCTTGTTTTATTTTGTTTCTACAATATGTGCACGGCATGGAAAGTAGTATTGTATAGTCGTCTTTGCTAAGGCTCCATTCGATACCATTGCTCTTTGCTTTGGCTTTTGAAGCAGAGTACTTGCCGTTAGTTTTACGTGATGAGTGTATTCTAGTTCTTCCCTGTAGTGTATTTCTGTATATTTCTAGTCTAAGGTTATCGCATTCCTTACACCATCTGTGCAGAGTGTCTACACTGTATTTGTTTTTGTAGAACTCTTCTTGTTTCTTTATGATGTTACACTTTGTGCATCTCTTTAATTGTGGAGCGCTAGTCTTTTTCTGTGCGTATATTTTCTTGTATATGCTAGTGCAAGTTTTACATACTGACGCAAGTCCGTCTTTATTAGCGCTTCTCTTCGCGAATTTGTCTGTCGTCGTGCCACACCTTGTGCATGTCTTCATTGATTCCTCGTTTGTATCCGCTGTATAATAACGATAATTAATTGTTACCAGACAGTAGTAACGAAGTAAAATTGCATACCGGAGGAAGTAAAAATGTCAAACCACAAGAAGGTAGCATTGGATGGTTCTGCTAAGGAGTACTGGAAGTTCCTTTATGGTGAGTACGGTGAGGATCTAGTACGTGACATCCCGCGCCGTATTAAGGCTGCACTCCAGACAAACCGTAAGATTGCATCTGTTGATGATGCAAACGTCACACCAGTTGCCCATGCACGCTCTGCAGATGGCATGCTTGTAGAGGGTATCTACACAGACAATAATCAGCGCCTTCTATTCCGCGCTACTATTGCTCAGTCTGGCGAGGTAAGTGACGTCCAGTCTATTGAGGTACGATAGTGGCCACTCTGGTAATTAATACCAGTGCTGGCATAGTTAGTTTGGACAGAGTCGGTGTCAGACTTAATCCTGGGGAGAGGAAAGAGTTTGAATGCACCGAGGACGAGCTTCTGGTCCTGTGTCCAGAACTATATTCATATAAGCTTCGTAATAGAGTATTAGTTAGTCAAGATGCAATATTAGTTGATGAGTCAAGTTCAAAGTAAAGAGGACCACAATGCAGACTCGCAAAGCACTTAAGTTGCTAAGTAACGGTGACAAGACTTACGCGGATAGATCTAACGGCCTACTTGAGAAGAATGCAAGTAAGATGTTGGACATGTACGAGAAGCGTGAGCGTGAGATCCTAGATAAGCAGCGCGCAGCTTCCGTCCCCGCTCCATTTCTAGAGACGATCAAAAACAAGGTCGCAAAGATAGTTGACGCACCGAATCCGTCAATGCCAATTGTTACCAAGTTCGATTTATATGCTGGCGTAAGACGTGTTGCATCACGTGCGCCATCTGACCAGGGCTTAAAGAAGCTAGCTGCACACCTGGAGCGCGCATGGCATTCTGAGCCACTTGGCACTCTAGCGTACAAGGACGTAAACACACTTGTAGGTTTTTACAAGGATCAGTTCCCACGTTCCAAGGCGGCAAACGTAATCGAGGCCGAGTGCACGAAGTCTGGCCTTCATAAGCTGCCAGTAGCTAAGCTTGCACGCATTGCGTCTGCAATCAAGTCGCAGAACGACTATGACGTCGCTATGGTTGCAAATGGTCTCGCTGGCGATCGCCCCGAGCAGGTACGCGCTCGAGCCCTAGTACGCGAGCTTGTTGGCATGCGTGGTGACAAGAAGGAGAGTGGCTCAAAAAAAGCCGCCCGTAATACGCTGAATGCAGAGCAGCGTATTACGGAAAGCATTGCTTCAAGAATCTCTGCGTCTAAGACAGCACAGGTAGAACAACAGAAGTTTAAGCCTGGTACTCCAGAGGCTGTAAGCCAGTATCGGTACAATGGGTATTCTAAGGCATATGATGCAATTCAAAAGGTCGTGCCAAAGATAGATTCAATTATAACTGACCTAAACGGCGCAAGACAAGACTCAGAAATGTCCGGAATTAAGGGCATGCCTGGTAAGATAGACAATCTTGTTAAGGGACTAGAAAAGTGGAAGGGCTCGTTAAACTCTATTGGTGGCGAGCAGAAGATGGACGAGGCCCAGGTTAACAGCCACAGCACTGGCTTCATGGATAGAATGAAGGAGAAGTTTAATCCATTTAATAAGCCTAACTTACACCACCAGCAGGACCCTAACTCTGATTTCGATGGTAGTAGCATAAACCAGCGAATTCATGAGATGCACAAGAACAGGCAAAACAATACGCAACAAAATACGTCCGGAGACGGAACCTCACTTCGCGAACTAGAAGACGCGTCATTCCAGCGTGGTAGAGGTATTGATTTAGGTACGCCGCTATTGTCCGGTCAGGACGATGGAAGCACGCCTAAAGCTTTGCAACAGAAACGTGATGACTTTAATGAAGAGGTACGCGACTCCGTTAAATTCAAGGGTCCCATTACAGACAGGAATAGCGCCGAACTATTCGTAGCCGGTGAGCTCAGGAATATGGGAGGAGCAGTTAATAATGCAGGAGGCATAGATGGGTTGTTGTCTATCCTTGGCAAGATACAAGAATCCAGCGGCAACAATAAACAAGTTGCAAATGTAATTTCTGATTACTCTGCCATAATAGCAGAAGCCAAACAAGTAGGAAATATTGACAGTAAGAAGCTTAGTATGCTGCCTGCAGAAGGTTCTCTTCGTGGGTTTGTAGAAAAATTTGTCAATGAAGAGAATAATGGCAAGCAAGAAGTAAAGGCTCCAGCTCCTTCCCCACAGCTAAAGAATCAGTTCTCTAGGAGGAAAGAAGTTGCTCCACAAGCTACCGACGAGACAACCGGCACAAAAGGCGATAAGGTAGATGTTCATACGTACGAAAGAAAAGATGAGAAGCCTGTAGCCACACCACCAGGTGTAGTTACTCCAGAAGTTGGGACCAAGGACGTGCTACCTGGTGCAGAGGACCCTTCTTTAATTGAAAACTATGAGACACCTGGTGGCGCAACTGGGTTTAGAACCAAGCAGGACAGCGGTGATGCACCTGCAATTGCTGCTCAACCTCCAGCCGATGTAGAAGAGGAGGAAAGTCCTGTATATCCAGTAGACCCTTTAGCTGATGCGACACAGACAGACAGCAGCACGTCTGTGTCGCAAAGCAGTCAAGTGTCTAAGTTTAAACCAAAAGATTTCTTATCTACGCCATCGGGTCCTGTTGGCCAGAATCCTGCGCATAGGCCACCGACACGCGAAGAAGACAATCCGTTTGGCACAGATGCTAGACAACCAGGCAAGGTAGAGCCTATAAATTTGGTTCGCGACAGAACGGAAACTGTAGACGGTGTAGATCGTTCTGATGATTACTTAATTGATATCGCATCTGACATAGATAGGGCCAATACACCAGAGGAGCTAAACGGTATTATTGCTCAGCTATCTGCATTCGCTGAACACGACCAAGAAGCAGATGAAGTATTGTCATTAGCTAAAGACAAGCTTAAGTCAATTGGCGGCACCAGCGAACAAAATCCTAGACCAGTAGGTAATTCTGAAGATATTGGCGTACAGGATTTTATAAATGATGTTGACACACAGGATCAAAGTGCCAGGCCAGATGTAGAAGATGAAATGCCAATAATTGAAGATGATTTGCCAGTAGAGGTTGACAGTCAGACGCCTGCAAACCTTGATGGTACGTCTAAAACGCCGTCAAACATGCCAGCACCGCCGCCAGATGACGACGATATTTTTGTTAGCAAAAAGATGCCTTTGATGACTAGAGACGACATGCCTCCAATTCAAAAGGCAACATTGTTTGAGCTGAACAAACAAATAGGAGATATAGCTAATAAGATTGTTCCTGGCCTTGGCGAGAAGACATATGATGCCATACGCGATGAATTACACTATGTGCATAACCAATTGAATGGGCAGAGTAGAATGTTCCCAATTCAAGCACATGATGCCATAATAAGGCAGATAGATGAAGCGTATCAAAAGCTTAGAAATGTGCGTAAGCAGGTCAGCGCTGGTCCACGTGCTGTCGAAGTAGACACTGGCGTAGAGTTTGATGAGAAGAGGAAACCTCTAGCAGAGCGCAAGGAGTTACAAACTAGGCTAGACGAACTTAGTCGCATGTATGACAGATATCAGAGCGGCACTTCGGCCAATTCTCCTAGCGAAGAAGAGATGGATGAGTTGTTAGGTAGTATTACTGACCTACAAGACTCGATAAAGAAGATAGACATGCAGCGTGCTAGGGGCGTTCCTGCTGGCAGACAGCCTGCTATATACGCACCACCGAAGCGCGATGAAGCTAAAAAGAATGATGGTTTTCTAAAAGCGTTGAAAGAAAAGTCTAAGTTATTAATGGGTGGTAATTAATGTCTACTGATTTAAAGTCCTCCGTGCAGGATCTTGCGTCCATTATCGAGCAGGCAAAGGATGTTCGCAAGCTTACTTCTGGTAAAGTGTCGCGTGAACTTGATGCTTTTATTAAGAGTGCGTCCGCTGCATACAGTAAAGCAGCTCAGGCCTTGAAGGAAGAGAAGGACGATAACTCTGAGGCTGATAGTGTTGGCAAGTTAACCACTAGGGACGACGAGTCTAGCGGCAATGATTCGCCTGAAGAGACTAAGGACGACTCTAGTCATGAGCACGAGGACGGTGAGGTAGACAGGCACGATATTGACGAGGTGCGTGACCTTGTAGAGCAGGTTGCAGATGGCGATCTTGATGATGATGAAGTTGAAGAACTTGTCGAAGAGAAAGCCGAGCAAAGCCAAGGTCTTAGAGACTTCGTTGATCACGAATTAAATGAAGAGAATATTAATCTGCAGGGTGATGAGTTTAAGCACACTGAAGTGTTCACAAAGAAGTGGGATGGCGAAGAGGGCGTTGAGGCTTTTGAGGATGAATTTGGTAATAGGGTTCTGGTTCATCCAAGTGGCAAACCATCTGACAATCCGGACGCATGGGCGGCTTCTGAAAAAGAAGAAATCGAGCGGGAAACTTCCAATATGAAGGAAAAGATTATGGGACTAGACAAGCAGTCTGCAAAGGGTAAGGGCATTCCACTACCAAAGAAGAAGATTAAGCAGAATCCAAATGCCGATTCTTCTAAGGTACAGGTTCCGGAGAATGGTGGCCAGGCTCTAAAGGCATCGCTGATCGAGAAGGAAGTTCTATCAAACGGCTCCTTTAAGGTTGGCAGCACTGAAATTCGCGTAAACGACGACATGGAAGTGGAGCTATGGAGCGATGGCTCCGGTCGTGCAGCTAGCCTTGCCGACATGGATACTGTGATAAATGACTTCATCGGCATTGTTGACCACAAGCGTAAGCTTGCTGCCGCGAATAAGTTTAATTATTCTACAATCACAATGGTGAAGGTCCCTTGTGAGAGCTGTGGCGAAATCACCGCGCACGAATTCACAAAGAATGCGGCGTACGAGTGTGGTTGTGGTCATGAGACCGCACCAGAAGGCGTGAACGCACTTGTAAAGCTTGGCCATTTAACGATGGCATACGGCGTTCGTGCTGAGCACAAGAATGAGAAGCAGTTTAGCCGCATTGCATCCGTGCTAGAAAATGCAGACGAAACCGACGCCGACACTGCTAGCGTATTTGCTGTCTATGCATCACTAGATGATGCAAACGAGGCGGTTGCCAAGCTAAATGGACTTGGCGGTAGAGCTGCTCAACAGCATGATCCTGCAACACAGCAGGCAATGAAGCAACATCAGGTGCAAACCAAGATTAATAGCATAGCAGAAAATACCGTTTTAAGGTTCGAACGTGCGCTACAGAAAATCATTGAAGCAGAGAAGAGCGGCAAAAACTCCGATAGAGCATCGGAAGCTCGCGACGTCTTACAGTACGTTGATAACCTTGATGGCATATCTGAGAAGCTAAGTGGACTAATGGAAGAAGCATCACAGAACGGCGCTAGTGACTACGTGCAGCAGTATATTGCCAGAATTGAGAAGATAAAGTCAAATGCACAATCTGCGGCTGCTCAGTACGATGCAAGATTTGGTGCGGCTAATGAGGCTGCAGCGCAGCAAAACGCTCAGGATTTCAGACAGAATTACGATCCATCTGCTGCGATGATGTCTGAAGGTGCTGTCCCACAGGCCCATCAGCCAGCACAAGACCAGAATCAGCAGGCCCAGCAGCCAGCACAGGATAGTGGCATAAAGATGACCAGTTCACATAAGGCGCAGCTAATTCCAGGTGGTCCTTTAATGCAGTCTGGTCCGAAGAAGAAGGACGATTCTGATGATGATAAGTCTGAGGACATGCCATCCGATGTTCCTCCTTCAGAGGCCATTTCTGCCGCCTTCACTAATTACAAGGCGCAGGGCATGGACATGATGAAGGCTATCCGTGAGTTCATGAAAGAGCACTCCGGTATGGTAGACAGCGGCTCCTGGTCACCATCAGATGATGCTGCTGTAATTTCAATGCTAACCAAGTACTGGAGTGGTTCTAAGCCTGCTGGTCTGTCTGACTCTGCACCACTACCAGTGGACGACATGCCACTTATGCTCCAGGCGCAGAAGTTCATGCAGCCTAAGATCCGCAAGCCAAAGGACCATGTAAATGTCAAGAAGAAGCCACTCGGTAAGGATTCTGCTGGCGAGGATCTGCTCCCACTGCCATCCGGCAAAATTAAGCAGCAAGTAAAGCCACAGGGCAAGATGCCCAAGACCGACCTAGGTAAGGATACGTCCAGCATGGACTGGAATGATCCAGGTACTGCAGCTAAGTCTCCAAAGAAGTTTAAGATGTCTGATGTGCTACTAGGTGACGATTCAGAAGGTAATGAGCCATTCGCAACACCAGCACCAGGTTCTAAGCCGAAGTCTCGTAAGTAATATTTAATAGCTGCATCATTGTGGCGTGGCGTGCTATATAAGTGCGCCCGCCACTACCTTATTGAGGACCACATGAAGCTTACTGATAAGAAGTTCATCGCTAGCGTTGCAGATAATAACACACGTAAGTATTCTACAACTGAGTTGAAGACTGCACTCGGTTCTAGCGTTGACTCATTATTCGATAAGATAGCCAGTGAAGTATTTGAGCCAGAGCTTGGTTCTGCTTCAGAGCCTGCAAAGAAAGAGAAGCAGCCTAAGTACCCTGGCATGTGGTCTAAGGCCAAAATTGGTCGTTTTTTCCGTAAGCTTCGTAGTGGTGGTATGAGCAGCAAGGAGAAGGCAGTGCAGTCGGCTTTGCACGATGGAGCTGCTGGTCGTGGTGGAGAGGACGACCCACGTGTACATGCATTCCTTGAAGCTATGTGGGACCGTTCTGTGTCTGTGACTGCATTCCGTGAGCTTTATGCCGGTTTGTCTGCCGACTCCTTAAGCAGCGAGGAGGAAGAGGGTACAACAGTGCAGGCACAGGCAATGCCTGGGATGCCTCCGATGGGTCCACCACCGGGTGGTCCTGGTGGCGCACCAATGGGCATGCCTGGGCCAATGGGACCGCCAGCTGCAGGGGCGCCTCCAGACGATGAGACGGGCGAGGAAGTAAATAAGGATGACGTCCCTTCTCTCAAGAAGAAGCTAGAAGAGATAGAGGAACTTGCTAGCAATGCGCAGGAGCAGGTAGAAGACTCAGATCCACCGTCAGAGTCTGGTCCAATTCCTGCACCGTCCCCTAAGGTAATAAGTGCGTCAATTTATAGAAAGATTGCCGCTCCTGGTGACAAGGATGACGACAGTCCTACAGATTTAAATGCGGAGTCGCCAGATGACGAGCCAGTGGAAGAGCTAGCACCAGCTGGCGTAGGATTTGTCGGCGGCGACGATTATCAAATAGTGCCTACTACTTCTCCGTCACCGTCTATCGGTGAGACTGTTGATTCCAAAGTAGAGAAGAAACTAAGGCTGCCACCGGTTGACTTGAAGAATAGAATATTTAATCCGTCTACTGGTAAATTTGACAAGCTGCACGAGTCTCCATCAGAAGACTCTGGTGTAGGACATCTTGACTCATTAGCTGACGTTGGCGGTGCTCAGTCTGCAATGTTCGGTACTGCCGAGACACCTGAGCAAGCAACACTTACAACACCAGACCAGAAAAATAAGACAATAATCGATGCGGAAATTGGCGTAGAGGAGGCTAAGTCTGCATTAAGTGGCATTGGAAAGAAGATCGTCGACAATCTGGATTCAAACCCAGGCTCTGTGCCTGGTGACACGCGCGCGGATAAGCTCAAGCATCTTGTATCTGAACTTAGAAAACTTGAGTCAAGCGGAAAGGTTAGCGTATTTGAGGCAAATAGTTTGGAGAAGCTACTTGCCGCCGAATTGAAGTTACAGAATCTGTACAAGCAAGACTCTAGACTCAATCCAGAGAGACGTGTAAATCAACCAACTGGCCGTCCTGGCAAGGAAACTGATGTAAGCCGTTATGGTCGCGACCCAGAGCTAGCAGCTAATGACCTTACACCAAGTGAGAAGGAGTATAAGGGGTCTGATGTTAGACTTAAGACCGATAGTGGCGGTAAGGAAATAAAGCCGCTTGAAAATATGTCGAAGCAGCAGCTGCGTGACTTATTCCAAGACCAGCTTGCTGGATACAAAGAGAAGTATTATGAGATGACGGGTAAGGTGTTCGAGATAGAGCGCGTAAAGCCACATGGCCCGTCTTGGATGCGTAGCCCAGAGAAGGAAACAAGCAGCGAAAAGGCAGACAAGAAGTTCCGTGCTAGAGATGAAGTAATATCAAAAATTAATAAGTTGAGCAAAGAAGTTGATGGTCTGTCCGAAGATACTTCCAGCAGTGCAATTGCAAGGCGCGATGAAGTAGCAAAGGAAATCATAAAGCTACGTACGCATATGGATTCTATGTATGCGACAGATTTGGACCTTGCACAGGATAGACAGAACTATGCGATGCATACGTCTAATGTAAATTTACTCAAGGAAGAGAAAGAATTACTAAGCCAGGAGCTAAAGGACGTAGAGAATCAAGAACGTAAGGATTCAATACTTGGTGCGATTGGTGAGATTGATGCACAATTAAAGACAGAGATGTCTGAGCTGTCAAAGTACTCTAAGAATGGCAGGAATGGTAACGAATTTTTGCAAGAGATAGTAGCTAACGCAAAGGTTAGAAGACTGCAGCTAGAAAAGCAGTATGATAATTTAAGACTGCAACTTGAAGAACTGTCGCCACCAAGTGGCGAAAATGATTCTGCATATGATCTTGACACTCCTGAAGCAAATGCTGAAGTTGAAAAAAGGTCTAAAGAAATTACAGCAGAGATGGGCAAGCTTCGTGGCCTAATTTATTTGCAAGATGACATTATAGGCCCAATAGATGGCAGCGAGAGGAGAAGAGAACTTATAGAAGTCGCTGCCGTCAGGGCACGTAAGGCATTTCGTGCTAGAAGTGGCCTCGAAAGGTCATTGTTAAATGTTGAGAGAGAAGCACTAAAAGATTCTGTTGAATTGCGTCGTCTTAAGAATCTGAAGATACGCATGAACAGTGGAGTAGAAAATCCAGATAAGTTCATCGTTGGCGACCAGATTGTCAAGGAAAATACGCCAGAATTTAGCGAATTAATGCTAAAGGCGCAGTCGTCAGGCAAGACCACGAAGAAGTACCTTGAAGGCTTACAGTCTGAAATAAAGGCGTTACAGGAATCTGTCTCAGGTAATCCAACGCCAGAGCTAAAGAGCAAACTAGCAGAGTTGGTTGGCCAGTACGATAAGTATGTTAATGCGTACAACAATCCGACTAGGTCTAAGAATCTAAATATAAACGAGCAGATAGAACACTTTGAGAGAAGAATAAAGGACCATGCAGAGGAGTTTAAGAGACTTAAGGACACAGAGAAGGAGTACATAAAGGCAATAGAGATAACACAGCAGGATAAGAAAACTGCTGCTGGTGAAGTTAGTGTTCTGTCGAATCCAAGGATTGAGGCAGAGATCCACGAGCGTCCGTATTATCATAGGATAGCGAAGCAGGAATCTGCACGCATAGTAGATTATCTGTATAAGGGCGCTCTTACGGATGAGGCATTGAAGCACGGCCTATATGACGACAATAAGCCGGGTACTTCTGATGGCGATATGCACAGAGGTGCATACGAAATTGCGTACCAGATGGCTTATAATTACTTCCAGTCTCCGCACGACCAGGCACAGGCAGTTGCGATTGCAAAGCAGCAGTCGATAACTGACAAGATAGAACAGTTAAAGGAGCGTTTTGAGGAAGAAGTAGGAGTGTCATACAAAGAACTTGATAAGCTTATCAAGAATGATCCTGGGTTCATCAAGAAGAACCCAAAGGCACATAAAATACGTGCCAGGATTTCAGAACTCGGACAGGAACGTGCCGAAATAGCAAGGGCTGCACGTGGAAGTGACAAGTCTAAGCTTGTTGAGGCACTAGCAACTCACCTGACTACTGGTCAGGGTATGCGTGTACCGTTTAAATTTAATGATGGCGGATCTAGTGGTGTTGTGACTGCAGATGATATTGCGAACAATATAGCAAAATACGCAGAAGACACGCACGTACTTGTGTCTTCTGTGATGAGGTTCGCAGAAAAGCGCTATAGCCCAGTAAGTACTGGCCAGGCAAAGTGGAAGGGTACCGATTACTTAGAGAATGCATCAACAATTTTGTTGCAAGATTCTAGTGAATTAACCGATGAGGACGTAAAGCGTGTTGAGTACCAGAAGAAGGAACAGGAATTAAATCGCTTACAAAATCAGATCGACAGGATGTCGATTGATAGTACTAGATATAACAAGTATGATTCGTTTAGATCCAAACTTAGCGGGTATGGGTTAAACTTAGACCAGTATGTATCACAGTTAGAAAACAAGATTAGAGAGACGAAAGATGATGGAGCGAAGTCGAAGCTGCAGCTTGCATTGTCTGAGGCCAAACAGCACCGAGATAGAATGCCTGAATATGAAGCATACGAGAAGGCAAAGCACGAGAGAGATGCGCTTGTAAAGGACATCACTAAGTTCAGGCAGGAAACGTACGGTGGCGATTTAGAGCTTGAAGATGGAAAGAAGGTAAAGTTTGATCTTGATAGGCGCGATAAGAGCCAAGAGTTTAAACCAGCGAGAGACAGAAGTAACATATCAGAGGGCGCGGCTGCACTAGACGCATACACGCCACAGAGACAAATGTTCCGTGATGGAACTGGCAGATGGCGTAACGTTGAAATAGGGAATTTTGCAGAGCCAATGCTATGGCACGCAATGCCTGTGCAAGACGACTATCTGATCACGCAGGGTAAGATTGAAAAGCTTGAGGCAGAGCGCAGTAAGAACCCTGAGCGCGCAGAAGCAATTGACGCTGAGCTGTCAGAGTTGCGAGAGCAGCTCAGTAAGTCTGGGTACATAATTAATGGCCATACTATACCAGGCCCGTCAGTTACTGACTTTACTAATCTAATGAAGAGCCTGCGCACAAGGAAAGTTGCCCTGAGACGTGATGAAAATGGCAATGTGTTAAAGGTGCCAAAGTACAAGGAATTTAGCAGGCCACTAATAGACCCAGATACCGGTCTACAGGCTGTTAATGCGCTTGGTAAAGAGATGTACGACAAGGGAGCACTTGCAGAGATTGAGACTGACGAAAATGGTAATGCAGTATATGAAGAGATGCCAGAAGTTGTCGAGTATCTTGACATGAGCAAGGTAACACCAGAGGTTGTAGCAAAGTTGCACATGTATCAAGAGTACTTCGAGAATGTGTTTAACGCATATAGAGAGGGCATGTTGTTGGCCATAAATGCTAGTAAGAACTCCAGCAGCAAGGCTGGTCCTGGCGGCAAGAGGGTAGTTCCTGAGAAGGAAAATAAGTCAAAGAAAGATGACTCTAAGCCGGCAAAGGCACCAGTACTAGAAGAACTGAAGAAGACAACAGAGCCAAAGAAAGGGCCTAATAAGGCTCCGTTAGTAAATAAGTTCAAAAAAGGCAGTGAGCTTACTGCAGAGGATAAATCCGCAGTTGACGATGATGCTAAGAAGTATTATACGAAGATGTTCCCAGGACAGTATGGAAAGCAAATGGGCAATACAAAGTCGCCAAAGAAGGACAAGGCCAAGAAGAAGTCTGATCGTCTAGCCGACGTAGTAGATTCAGTAGAGGCCGTGTTCCTAGATTATGGTCTGTCCGACCTTAACAGGATAGCGTCGATTTCTGAGTTCGTTGCAGATGACACGATGTCAACTAAGTATGCAAGTGTATCTGCAATGTCAGATATTGATAGAGCGTTTGGGAAATCTTTTTATAAATTGGTTGCCAATCATATAGTTAAGCATAGTGCCGACAGACCATTCGGTGGCAGGATTCCATCAATAGTTAAGGATGCAATAGTCTCTGCTGCACTTGCCGAGTCAGGACTCGAGGAGAAGGTTATGAATTATGTAGCGCAGAAAATGAAGACGCCAAAGGTCCGCACAAAGTCACAAGACTCAGTCGATGTAGAGTCCATGGATGACAAGGCAAGCAAGAGCAAGCCTGTAAATCGCAGCTATGGTATCGAGTTTAATGTTGATGATATGTACAAGAAGGGGTACTACGTACATATGGTTATCTCATGGGACCCAGACGACCAGGACGCAAAGAAGTCAATTGATGGCTTAAAGCAGGCAGTGCGCTCATACGTGAAGGGTCTTGAGGGCGCAAAGGAGTTCCACAACATCGGCTTCCTCGGACAGATTGAGTTCAAGGAGTTAGACGAAGAAGCTGGCATGGCGGAAGTATACTTCAAGACCCGCATTGACGGAGATGCTATCCAAGTATACCGCGACGTACCAAAGTCAAAGAACAAGTAGCCATTAATAGACCCCGCTGGATTATTGTCCAGCGGGGTCTTGCATGCGTAAGTTCATAATAATAAATAGAACTACTTCCATACTTCAAGTTATGGTACCTCCTCCAGACGGGTCTGGGCGTAACTATACGTGTATTAGTATAGATTCGTCTATGGCGTTTGACGTGATGCCGCTTGCAGGCTCTAGAGATGCATGTATGCGTATACCACGGCTATTGGACTGGAAGCATCGTAACATAATAGATATACTGGAGGAGTAATGTCTGATAATTCCCCAATATTGTATGAGTATAGGTGTAAGCTGTGTTCATGGGCAGTATCCAATCCAGACCTGTTCAAGGACATACACAGTCAGGTTCTAGAGATCGGTTTAAGTTACAACCGTGCTATGAACTACATTAATGCTCGTATTGACGCCGAGAATATTCAGGTACAGAAGATTAATAATCAGAATATGTCGGTTCACTTCTCTAAGCATATTACACTGCCTGAGAGAGTAGTGAACGAAATCAGTAAGACATCTCCAACACCACCATCTCTAAAAGATATAAATCCAGAGATAGGCTCATACGTAGAGGACATAGTACGGCGCAAAGTAGGCAATGAAGTAAACGACTACTTGAACTTAGACTCTCTGCGTACGCAGATGATGGATAAGTTAGAGCTTCTTGATGAGATTGTAGAGCGCACAACGCCTACTGGAGAAAAGACGGTAGACTTGGATGCGATGGGTTTCTACACTACTCTTATTAAGGAGATACGTAATACCATTGTTGACTTAAACAAGATACGTCAGTCGAAGCAGCTAATGAATACTGTAATAAAGTCGTTGATCGAGAAGGCGGCGTTCGATATTGTGCGCCAGCTTACAAGGGAGTATGACCAGGTAAGGGCAGACCTTACGTCCGGTGGTGTAGATCCAATACTAGCCACGAAGATCGATCAACAATTAAGACTAAGGCTAGCAGAGATAGTGGCCACTACTGCAAGGTCAGCTGTGGAAGACGTAACTAGGACATACAAGTTAGGGTGACAATAATGTCTGACTTATCAAATAGACTTGCAAAGCGACTCCTACATGCACATTCACGTGTATTTAAACGTATTGCAGGTTCAGATAGTGGATGGTGGACTGACCTGCGTCGCAAGGCCGAGGACGATGATAAGTCCATTATGGACTCTGCCTCATCTAAGTTTAGAATAGGTGGCAAAGTTACGCTGACATGTGAAGTAGTAGACGATGAACGTTCTCAGACAGTTGGTTTGCAGAAGTACGCAAGCGTACCTAATGGGTATGGTATGGCCTTCATATTTGAGGAGCCTAAGACAACTACATTTCATATGGGAACGGTTGCGTTTCCAATAGACATCATGTTCATAGGGCCTGACAGCAGAGTGTCCAGGATTGTGAAGTATGCGGAGCCTGGCTCTAGGGAGAAGTGGGGTATGCCTAGAGTATCAATGGTGCTTGAAGCAAATGCTGGTTTTTGTGATGAACATGGTATTGAAGTAGGCGATAGTGTTAAATCCATGGACAAGACGGCACAGGAAACATTTCCAAAGTATCCACGCAAGGACATAAATCCTAAGCGCCTAAAGCCAAGCAAGAATAAGCCTCATGATAGATTTAGGGACAGAGGTCCAGTCGATGAGCAGGTTAAGAATCAGCCTATTGATGGTAAACATCGCCATGAGCAGGTTGGCAGAGACCCACTAATCGACAGTACTGATAGTGCTACAAGGCCGTAGAAATTAATATTGTATCATAACCTAGGCAGGTAGATTACAATGAAGAAAAAGACTGACATTCTAGACTATTTTTCACCTGACGCCCGCGATGAGCGCCGCGCAGAGCGCGTCAAGACCGCATCCAAAGTATCTGGCACATTCAACAAGCTGTCAGAAAGATACACTGCCTCTCACAAGCTTACCACACAGAATGCGGGCCTAAGCGCTGTCGCAATGGTGCGTGGCATTATCAGTCATTATCGCATGCCTAGCGAGCCTAAACTTGGATATTCTGGTCTGCGTAACATTCGTACAGCTGCGAACTCATCAAAGGTAACTGATGGTGTCGTGGTTGTAACGGCAAGTGTACGTACTCCAACTAACGTTTATATTAACTTTGACGTGCCGATTGAGATTCGTAATGGCGAATTGCTCGAGCCATCTGTAATCGTACACAACGGCGCACCACGTGTAATTGCACAATCAACGTTTGATGAGATTACAACACGCCATACGGCACATGAGATTATGCCTGTGCGCGAAATGTATTCTAAACCATTAGACAAGAAGGTGTCTGACCATTTGTATTCAAATCGCGTACAAATGACACGCAAGATGCCAGGCATGTTCTCTGTTAAGGCAAATCGTGATGCAATTCGCCGTGCAATCAGTCTGGGCGCTGACGTTGAAGTTACTTTAGTAAAGACGGCTTCCAAGTGCATAGGTGATGGCCCAAGTGGTGATGGCGATTGTCCTAACCAAGCGGACCCAGAGTTCAAAGATGGCCTTTGTGCAGAGTGCGCAGAGGACATGGCCAACACCCATGAGCCAGAAGATCTAATCGTGCCTGGCCTTGATAATGAGGATGGCGATACGGACGAAATACTTAAGCTATTGGGTTTAGACACATCCGGTCTTGATAAGGCAATGGATGGCGTAATGCAGGAGCCGTCTGGAGACATTGTCAAGAAGAAGTACATGGCCAGCACAAAGGAGGCGACTCCGCGCCCTGTTGTTCCCAAGCCAAAGCCGATAAAGCCTCCGAAGATTGACCCTCCAAAGACAAATATTACACCAAATCCAGCACCAAAGGTTGAGGCTCCAAAGCCGTATAAGCCACCAAAAGTTGAGACGCCAAAGGCCCCAAAGCCACCTAATATGCGCGACAAGCCCGACCGTAATCGCCCATGCAAGAAGTGTGGTTTTGCGCCGTGTAAGTGTCCAAACAAGCGCAAGAAGAAGGCCGACAGTCTAAGTAATGCATTTGCTGCGGCAGCAAAGTCTGTTCTGAACCACGACATTAAGTTCGTACGTGACGCACAAGCAGAAGTAATTAGTTTTGATAAGCTCCGTGAGATGGAGCAATCTAGGCGTGTTAAGCACGATATTGGCGGTGGACAGACTGTATATGTAGATCCCAAGACCGGCAATGCATGGGATAGTCAGTTCGGTGGCAAGCGTGTAATGCTTGATGTTGGCGATGGAAAATTTAATGAGAAGCCAGTTGATATTACAGATGTTGACCCAGGCGATATTATCATGCCAGGCGGCAGCAACGAAGATCCAAGTTTCGACAGAATGACTGAGCACGTTAAAGTTGATAAGCCAATGTCGAGGCATCCAACCGCGCGCATTGCAAAAGAATCCAAGGACGACTCAGAGGTCAATAATAAGTCCAAAGATAATAGCAAGCCAAAGAAGGATAAGCCAGCTTCCTCCGGCGACATAAAGAAGCAATTAAACAACTACATAAATGAACTAGTTGATAGTGGGGTGAAGGACATCGACATTAAAATAATGCTTACCGGTGATCCTGTGACCGGCAAAAAGCCAATGTTCGATAAGGCTGGGCCAGACGTGATTGGCGAGATGATGGAAAAGTTATTTGGCGACAAGGAGTCTTCATTCATAAAGACTGGTCCAGAGAAGAAGAAGGCAGATAAGTCTAAGCATACATGTGTGTGCGATTGTGGTTGCGGCACGCCAGTGAAGAATCAGGATGAGAAGTGCTTAGACTGCAAGCGTAATTTCTGTAAGTAGGTGTACACATGGCTGAAGATAATATTGACTCCTTCCTTGCAGGCCTGCAAGGAAGGTTAGTATCGACAGCCGTACAATCATCTCGTCAAGTCTCTGTGCAGAAGGCAGATGACGGGTTTATACACGCAACTACGCCAGCCCCAAATGCAATCGCTTGGGCAACTGGTGCTGATTGGCTGAATGTGCAGTCTATCTATAGACATGTACGTCAGTATCAAGTCATACGAGACTTATTTCAGCTACGTTGCCCATTGCCATCTTGTAATGGACAGGGCCCCATGGACAGGGATTGTTGGGGCAAGGGACGTGAGTATCTAGAAAGTGAGGCGCTGCTCACATTCAGTTCTCAGTATGGTGAGGACGTGTGCCCTAAGTGCGGAACTACAAGGTCAGAATTCGTACAAGACGGGCTGCTAAATTTATACAACCAAATGCACATAGTTGCAGGCATGAGAAGTGGTAAGACTGCAACTGCTGCAATCGTGGGTACTTATGTAGAGCATCGCGTAATAACAATTGGTCATGCCACACAGGGTGGTCTTGCTAGGTATTATGACCAGCTGCCAGGCCAGCAGTTTGACATAACCTTTATCGCATCTACGGACGTGCAGTCTAAGGACACGATTTGGGCCAAGTATGCAGAATTACGTAAGACCAGCCCATGGTTCTCAAGATACGTACGGTGGATAAAGGGATACGAGATTAAGCAGCAGACACCAAACGGCATGAAGCCATGGACGTATGAAGAACTTGATAAGGAAATACGCAACGGCTGTCTTGGCTTGATAATTAAGTCAATGAACTCGAACTCTGGCGGCATGGCGGGTCGTACACGCCTAGCTGCGTTCATTGACGAGCTTGCGCGTTTTGATGTTACAGACTCATCTCGTGGCGCAGACGAAGTGTATCGTGTGCTTGACAACTCACTCGCAACCGTGCGTGCACCTGCAAGTCGCGATAAGTCTGCGCCGTGGCTTGGTCTTATGTCGTCGATTTCGTCCCCGATATCGATTGAGGACAAATCTATGACGCTACTACGTCAGTGTGCCAACATAAAGAATATGTATTATGGACACTATGCGACTTGGGATTTTAACCCGGATTTGCCGCGTGAGTCGTTTGAGTCCGCATTTGAACGTGACCCAATCGGTGCGATGCGCGACTATGGAGCGCAGCCGCCGTCTGCTGCAAGTCCATTAATTACTGACCCAATGTTGTTCCGTAAGGTAACTGTACAACAGGATCTAAAGCCAACGGCCACGTTCAGAAATATAATACACGTAGACCGCACAGGGCGCGAATATCTGTCAGTAGTGCCAGATGCCATAAAATTATCACGTGATGGTGAGCGTTATATCTGTTTTGATGCCGGTGCGTCATTCGACCAGTTCGCCGGGGCATGCGCCCATGGTGAATGGGTGCAGACTCCAGAGGGTAGACAGCTTGTGACTGTGTATGATTGGGTTCTAAGGGTGCTGCCAGAAATAAAGCCAAGACGTGACGTTTGGTTCGATTTCGTGGTGCAGCTACTCGAGGCAATGTCTAAGAACTATGTCATCACTCGCGTTGACTTTGACCGTTGGCAGTCTACGCACCTTATACAGCAGATACGTGATAGAGGTATACGTTGTGAAATGCATGGTACTACATACGAGCATTTCGTGAAGTTTATGAATGATGCGAATTTCTCAAAGGTACGCATGTTGCCGCCCAATCCTGACGACCACAATGTAGACCCACCTAGTATGTCCGCCCAGGGCCTTGCGTTTTACGAGCTTGAGCGACTAGAGCGCTCACCAGATTTGAAACGTATTTACAACCCACGTAAGGGCCAGAGGCGCGGCTGGAACTCAGATGACGTTGCCACTGTAGTTGCGCACGTAAACGAAATGGTACAGTCGTCTGTTGTTGACATAAGTAACTCAAATGGCAAAGACCACAGACTCAGACGTGAATCTGCTGGTGGTACTACGTGGTCTGGTCGTGGTACATTATTTAGGCCAATGGCTGGCACAAAGCGCGGGTGGTAAATTATGTGGTCACCGAAAATACAGAGGCTTCGGAACGTAGTGCTAAGAAGAAAAGCTAGGGCGTTTTTAAAGACGCTTAATAAAGTAGCAGAAGAAGCCCACACTCCGAATGACGAGATGGTGGCAGAGGCAAAGCGTGGTCTCGCGTGGCGAAAAGAATTTAATCGCGGTGGTACAGAGGTTGGTGTAGCACGCGCTCGTGATATTTCGAACAGGAAGTCGTTGCCTGTATCCACTATAAAGCGTATGCATTCGTATTTTTCGCGCCATGCAATTGACAAAGATGGTGAGGGATTCTACGAGGGCGACAAGGGCTATCCAAGCGCTGGCCGCATAGCGTGGGCACTATGGGGTGGCGATGCGGGCAGGGCGTGGGTTAATAAGATACTGGGTCACCATGACAAGGAATCCGCTGTGGATATCGTGAGCGGAGATAGTACGCACAAGGGACCGTCAGCTGAGGATAGAGCTAATAATATGGCGTTTGGCCAGTCACCAGGTAATGCTGGTGACTCTTACTCAAGAGTAACAACAAGTACGCCACCAGACGCATATAGAAATGCAAACCTAGACAAAGTCGCATCTGCGATAGTAAATGCATATGATAAAATGTCTTCGCGCGGTGTTTCACTAAACGACATTGCTTCATCTGGTCGTGGTTCTAAGCCGTTTAATGGACCACGCGACGAGTCGTTGACTGGAGACTCTTCTGCTAAGATTGGTGTAGATAAAGACTCAAAAGTTAATGAGCCATACACTAACAATTTGGGCCATGACTCTAGTCGTTTTGATGACAAGATGAATATAGTCAAGGGCGCCGACGACGAGAGTGATAGGGTTGCAGTTGGCCTTCCAGACCAAGGCGTAGACGAGAATAAATACGGTAACGATTATGGCCGTGCTGATATGGCCATACCTAGACCACACAAGACTGAGCGCATGAAATATCGTAAGTAATAGTACCGTCGTCGTTTTTGACTATATTAGTAGTTCCCAGGACAGTATATGTAGTAAGGATTAACTCAATATGGTCACATTGTACGATAAATATGGTATGCCAGTTAGCGGCGGGTCTGAAAGGACTGCATCGGCTGGCGATACCGTTAGCGGTCTAACACCTCAGCAGGTAGAGGAGATGCGTGATCGTTTTGAGCATTTTACTCCTGGCCTTGCATCGAAGGTAGCAGCAAATAGTAGGCGCAATTTGTTTACTGACGTGCTACCACCAGGAGCAAATTGGGCAGAGGGGAAACGCACTGCCCAGTCTACGAATGTAAAGGGCGGACCTGGCGGAATGATGACTACCGTCCAGACGCCATATCAGCCTGAATTCGCATCACCAGATCGCCAGCAGTATCCGGTACATCGCATTCTTGCGAACCGATACTGGCGAATGTTCTATAAGATGGACCCAGTAATCGGCAACTGCATTGAGATGTATGCAGATCTGCCGTGGAGTAATTTCGAGCTTACTGGTGAGGGTGTAGAAGGCGAAGTTAGACAGACGTATGAGCAAATGTGTAGGGAGACACAGTTGCTTGCAATGTTGCCGTACTTTGTGAAAGAATACCTAGTGGTAGGTGAAGCTGTGCCGCACACGTTCTTCGATAACTCGAAGGGCATCTTCACTCACATCGCGATGCATAATCCTGACCAGCTAGAGGTCATTGACGCACCGTTTATCAAGATGGATCCGGTAGTAGAGTTCATACCGGATGACAAACTGCGTTCTGTATTAACTTCAAACTCACCAGCTTTAATAGATATCCGCGAGAGGATGCCACCAGAGCTGTTGACACGTCTTAATGCGCGCCAGAACATACCACTGTCACCGCTTAACGTCACTTTCATACCACGTAAGCTGCACCCATACGATACGCGCGGCACGTCTATATTAAGTCGTATGTGGCGTATCCTCATGCTTGAGGATGCAATCTTCAATGCGACGATTCAAACTGCTCGTCGCCATGCAGCTCCATTAAAGGTTGCAAAGCTAGGCAATCCATCGACTGGATGGATCCCGCCACCAGAGCAAGAGCGACGTCTGTTAGAACTACTGTCTCAGGCAGAGCTAGATCCAAACGCTTGGTTGGTGTACCATTACGGCATTCAGTTCGAGGCAGTAGGCACCACAGAGCGTGCAATGTCTATCTCACGCGAGTGGGAAGTAATCGAGCGCATTAAACTTGTGGCACTTGGTATTAGCCGTAGCTTCTTGCACGGCGAAGTAAGTTATGCTTCATCTGCTACTGGACTACAGGTATTCTTGCAGCGCCTCAAGGCAATGCGGCTATTCTTTGAGCAGAAATGGCTTTATCCAAAGTTTTTTAAGCCGATTGCTCAGATAAATGGGTGGATTAAGCCAAAGCCTAGTGAAGTCGCTCATAGATTCCGTGTTAAGCGTTCTGCCCGCGAGCTTGAGGAGCAGAATGCGTATATTGTACCGCGAATCGTGTGGGATAAGAGCTTAGATCCGCAGATTAACATGGATCTAATCAATGCCATGAATGCGCTAGAAAATCTTGGTGTTAAGTTTTCTAAAACCACTAAGATGGCAACTGCAGGATTCTCGTTCGAAGAAGAGACAAAGAAGATCCATAGAGAGAACGAGTACGAGAAGGCATATCTACCCAAAGTTGAAGGCCAGCAGGGGCCTGGTGGTGCACCGCCTCCTGGTGGCGCACCGCCTCCTGGTGGCGCTCCCAAGCTAGCGCCATCTGCTCCAAAGTCGCCTCCGTCAGCGCCGAAGGGACCAGCACCGTCAGACGCGGGCGGGCTGAAGGGTCCTGGTGGTCCTCCTCCACCGGGTGGTGCGCCTCCTCCAGGGCCAGCGGGTGGTCCTCCTCCACCTGGCGGCGCACCTCCTCCATCACCGGCTGGTGCCGCAAGTGGGGAGGACGATGAGCGTAATGACTACAGAGAGAATGCTCCAAAGCCTACAAAATCATCTAAAGAGAATCTAAAATCTAAGATATGGAAAGATGATAGATACGGTAATTGGACCGCAGATGAAGTCGATAATATTGTGTCACTACTTACCGACTTGGACTCTGACAATCCATTCTGGACACAGCTTGCCCTGTCAAAGGACTTTAAGCGTGCGGTTATAAATAAGGATATTGAGTCAGCATGGGCCATGGTACAGTCACATTTGGAGGATAATGACTATCCAGACAAAGATATAGATGAACTTAAGTATATCTTGGAGCAGGAGAGAATACTTATGCCTCCAGATTCGTTAAAGAGGCTTATCGCGTTAGAAGCTTCAATGCTACCGGAGAACCAGGAATTCGCGAGTTCTGTAGCAAAAGCCATAAAAGATAATTCTGGGAAGATAACTGCGGACAACACTGCGTTCCTGGTGGGCATCGGTGATGTTGGCCTGTAAATAATAATGTAGCCAGGAACTAATTTAACCAAATTATGATTCAACGGTGATATATGTCAGGTTTTAAAAAGACAGCCATTGTGTCTTCACTCGGCGTCCTTACTTCTAAAGACGAGAAGAAGGAAGCTAAAGCGAATAGTGATAAGGACGCAAAAGCTGAGCAGGATAAAAAGTAGGTATAATTATGTCATTTGTTAAAACTGCCAAGATACCGCTCATTACTTTAGCTCAGTCTGAGTACATAAATGGCGATGGGACAATGCAGTTTAAGAAGACCGCTGGGTCAAAGACTGCTTCCGTGTATCAGGACGGTAAGTCAGTAATTGACATACAGACATCTATAAATATGGTCGCGGAAGATTACAATCTCTCAAGAGATCCACGCGACTATATATTTGAGGCAGCACGAGCAGTTACAGCAGAGGTTCCAAATGAAAATGGCGACGCATTTCCACGTCAGGAGCTTCTACGTTTCGACCATAAGCTAGGCAAGGCTGTATACCAGACTTTCATACTTAAGCCACACCATATTAATCACCGCACAGATAATCCTAAGACTGCACGTGGCTTTGTGTTAGATGCTTCATATAATGATCTGGCAGAAGTAATGTCAGAGTGTCCAGGATGCAGCGCCAAGACTGCTTCTGTAGAAGATAGAGATGAGACCGGTCTAAACTGCAAGAAATGTGGCACAACTGTTAAAGACGAATTTGTAGAACTACTGATCGCAGTGGATACGAAAAAGGACCCCACATTTGCAACTGGCGTCAAAAAAGGTTCGTTAAATTCGTTGTCAATGGGCTGTGAGGCAGGCTACACAGACTGCAGCATATGTGGTAATCGTGCTCGCACTGTTGCGCAATTTTGCAAGCATATCCGTTCTGGCAACAAGAAGAAGAAGTTTAAGACTGCGGCTGGCATGCGTGTAGCATTTGAAAAGTGCGGTAGCGTATTCTTCACGGAGATTTCTAGAGTGGACCAGCCAGCAGACCCAACAGCAAAGCAGAAGGAAGTCCTTACTCCAGTTGCGCAGATGGCAAACGAGACTGCGAACCTGCTAAGGGCAGTGTCAAAATCTGCACAGGTAACGGACGGCAAGCCGCCTACTGATGTGCCGGATGGTAATGAACACGACCACGATGAGTCTTCTGAAGCAGATGATGTACATGTGATAGATGATTTGAGAGACGGCTTAAAGGAAATTAAAGAGACTCATCCAGACTTAGTTGAGAAAATCGAAGATGCTGCTAATATTCTGGAGAAGATTAAGGAATCGGATCCGGAAGTATTTGATAGGGCAGAAGACGCTGTAGAGCAGGAGAATATTTCCGAGCCGTCTACGATAGACGATTATACTAAAGAGCAGGATAACAATAATAAACCCATGTCTCCAGCAGAGATGGGCATAAAGCCTGAGCCAGGCGGTTTACCGGCAATGGCTGCTAGTAAGATTGCTAATAATATAGTAAGCGAATTTGATTCGCTGCTGAACAATACAAAGGCTCAGGCGGAGGATAACACAGTGGAATTCCCGGTTCTAAAGTTTGCAAAGTCTTACGATTATTTAGAGGCGCAGGTAACTGACAAGGGTAATGTCCGCGTCTATTCCCCTGAAGGTTCTGTGTTTGTTGTGCGTGTTGCCAATAAGCCAAGCGACTCTTCAGAAGCACGTAAGATTGCAACAACCATCTTACGAGATATTGCTACAAGTGGCCTTGTGATGACCGCCAAGAAGTACAATGCGGTTATGTCGCCTAAGATTGCAAGCGTACTAGACTTCCACATGACCGATCACGATCCAAGCGTTGACGAGGAGGGCGATAAGGGCCCGATTACCGACAATGCGGATGGTGACATTCCCCGTGAGGAGAACTATGGCGACAGCATCTTCTCAGATGGTGATGACGACATGTCTGGCGACCGTGAGGGCAATCCTGAGTCTGTCATTGAGTCACGCGAGTCTGACCATGGCGCAGACGATTCACACCCAGATCACGTCGCTGAAGCTCACGAAGGTACTATGGATGCTGAGCGATCCGAGAAGCCTGCATCTGCCATCGACGATGAGCATCATGACCGCAAGGCAAGCAAGAGAGTGGCTAGTGGTTTGATGGGGTGCCCAAAGTGTGAGTGTGAGTGCGAGGCGGATGATAAGTTCTGCCGTGACTGCGGTGAGGACTTGGCGGCTCACAGACATGAGAAGATGAAGAGTATCCCACGCACCAAGACTGAAGAAGTACCACTTGATGCAATTATGGAGTCTATCAGTGGCGACGGCAAGCACGGTGGAATGGATAAAGAGAGCAACATTGACGTGGATGCAGCAGGTGAATTCCCTGCTAGCGCCATTCCAGGTGCTGGCGGATCAATGGAGAAGAAGGGCTGTGGGGTATCGGCTTGTTCTGGCTCTAGCAAAACTGCTGCCGGTGGCGAGTGTGGATGCGAGCCAGGCTGTGATTGCTCAAAGGAGGAGCACTGTAAGTGTGCATGCTCTGGCAATGTTATGAAGGCAAATGCGATGCCAGCCATGGCCATGACTGCTTCAGTACGTGAGGAGACTAAGAAGTACGTATCACGCGCTGAACGCATCTACAAGACACGCATCGCAGAGATCCAGAAGAAGGCAGAAGAGGCAATTGATTCTGCTGAGCAGGCTGCACTTGAGAAGATCAGCACCAAGTTCCTACGCGCTGTGAAGCTCGCAGCAAAGCGTCAGGCATTAAATCTAGAGCAGTCTCCACTAAAGGCTGGCATATTCGACGCACTAACCAGCCAGATGGATATCGACTCAGATTCGTTCTATCCCGGAATGGATCCTGAGACTGCAAGCCACATTGTAGAAGCTTCCATGTCTAACTCCATGGACGAGTTTGTGGACTCAATCGTGAAGCGCGCAGCGGACTTCGTTGCGATGGGTGATGAGGCGTTCGACGCCGTAGAAACAGACGTTCACAACCTAACTCCTGCTCCTGTGGTAGTACAGGCTTCCACAAATAAGACTGCAGCAGCTCGTGATGACGTTCGTACCGCTGCAATGAATGGCAATTTGGTAGTCGCACCTTCCGCTACTAACGAGGTAGTTTCTAGCGGTAACCCACGTAACAATATTCGCTCAGCCTTAGGTACTACGAAGGTTCGTAGAACTACCCAGGCTCTTTTCAATAAGTAGTTCTAAGAACTAATTCAATCAGGAGATAGTACATGGGCTCAGTCGGTCTTGGAAACGGTGCGGCAGTAGGCGCTTTCCTTAATCGTCTACACGTCGAGGGTCTTGACCTCGGTCGTTGTCAGATTAAGGAAGCACTTGGTATTTACGTAGCAGATCCAGCTTCTACCTTCCGCGCAGGCATGCTTGTAATGCGTAACGCGGCTGGCCTAGTAGTTGCTTCTGACGGTTCTGATGTTCTTGGCGTTGCCAAGTGGAACCACACCAACTCACTGCTAGCAGTAGCAGTTGACGAGGCCGTTGTTCTATCTGGCACCTCCTCTGTTGCACTAAAGCACGGTAACGTTTCTAACGTACGCGTTGCTTCAGCCGCTGCAGGTGGCGGTTCCGTTTATGCAGAGACCACAGACTACACCGTGGCCGCTGCTAACGGCACGATCGCTCGCGTTGGTGCCGGTGGCATCACCAACGGTGCAACAGTTTACGTAACCTATACGTACGCTCTAACCACTGCAATGCTAACCCAGACTCAGGGTACTAACTTCTGGAACGGCCTTGATGAGGTTTCTGTGAACGAGGGTCGCATCACTGTCATCACTGACTCTGAGCTTCTCTTCACTTCACAGTATGATACTTCTGCAGTTTACGCCCTTTCCGGTGCAAACAGCAACCTGTACGCTTGTGCTGACGCTGGCAAGCAGGGTCTATTCACCACCGATGCAACTGCTCCAGGTGGCGCTGCTAACAAGTTCGTTGGTCGCGTATTCCAGGTTCCTACCGCAGCCGATCCGTTCCTTGGTCTGCGTCTAATTAAGAACCCAGTAGCAGCATAACATTTAAAGGACTTTGGAGATTACTACAATGGGAATCGTTAATCCTTACCGCCAGTCAAAGACTGCACCTGTACAGAAGACCGCCTCCGCAGAGGAGGTACAGGCTGCACTACCAAAGGCCAAGGTTGCTGCTCGTACAGCTTCCACCAACCCAGAGCTAAACGACGAGACCGGTGCATTTAACCCGCACGCTTTCGGCGGTTTCTCTGATAAGACAGAGGACATCCGTGATGCACTTGGCACCACCAAGTCTGCAAGCCGCATGTTCGATGCAAAGGGCGAGCTAAACGCTTACGATAAGCGCGATGCACTAACCCAGATTGCTTACCTTCTACAGAACGTCACCAAGAAGGCTGGCAACTCGATGTACCGTGAGGCTTCCACCCTACCTTCTGAGGACCGTCGCAAGATTCTTGCTGCAGCCCTACAGGATCCGTCAGGTGAGGGCTTTGCTATCGTTGGTCAGGAGCTACTACTTCCGATCAAGGATATCATCGACTACGAGGGTTGGGCACGCAAGATCTTCCGCGTTCGTCCCCTCGCTCAGGGTGAGCTATTCCGTATTGCCAAGGACGTACGTTCTACCGCTTGGGTTGTTGGCCAGGATGGTCAGAGCATTGAGTCACGTCTCTTTGGTCGTTACATCACCCCATCAGAGTTCAAGGTAACTTCCTTCCCGACCGTAGACATCGAGGACATCTATCAGATGAACTTCGACGTTCTTGATCGCGCTCAGGACACTGCCCGTCAGGAGATCGAGCTAGAGGAGGATAAGCGCGCCCTAAGCCTAATCGATAAGGCCGCAACCACCGTAAACTCTACCACCATCTTCAGCACCCTCGGCGTTGCTGCTCTTGAGGACATCCGCTACCAGGTAGAGCGTCACCGTCTAGTAGTAGAGAAGTTCCTCATCAACCGTCGCGAGCTAACCGACCTCATCAAGACTGCAATCGGTGTGGGCGC